GTTAGACCTTTACAAACTTGGAACTGCAGCTGCTCAGGGTGATGAGGAGTTAGAGCGTTTTGGATTCTTTTGTTGGCAAGCACCTGAGGGTTCTCAGGTTGATGACCCTACTGCTCTCAAGAGAGCAAACCCTAGCATTGACGCCAAGCGTTTAGATCTCAACACTGTGCTCTCTGACATTCGCTCGATTCCTGAACATGAGGCTAGACGCTATCGCCTAAACCAGTTCATTCAGGGCACAGCTCAGTCTTGGTTGCCGAGTGATGTTTTCGCTAAGAGTGCTGGTGATGGTATCACTGAGCAAAAAGATGTAATTCTTGCTGTTGATAGAACTAAGAATTGGGAGTATGCGACTATCGCAGCTGCTCGAAAGTGTGATGATGGCACTTATGAAACTGAGTTGGTGCAGGGGTTCGCTGGTGCTACTGAACAGCAACTTTATGTAACTCTCCGTGACTTGTATGCCAGGGGAAACATTCAGGGGATTGCAATGGATGATAGGCAGATGCCTAACTTGGCGAAACGTCTCAAGATGGATGGGTTACCTGTCTGGCAGTTGTGGACTAAAGAGATTAGTTCGGCTTGCTCAACTGTCTATGCGATGTTCACTGCTGGAACTGTCAAACACCGTAATGATCCATTACTACAGTTGCAGTCACCTAAGGGCATAGCTAAATACGCTGGTGAAACTTGGTTCATTTCGAGGCGTGATTCTCTTGGAGACATTGACGCTTTGATGGCAACTGTTATGGCTCTTTATGTTAGTGCGACACACCAGAACTTCGAATTGCAAGTTTTTTGACTTTGTCATAACCGTGGTATAGGTTTCGACCAATGGCAAGCATATTTGACAGGCTACTGGGTAGAGACCGTGAAACACGCTCGACTACTCCAGTTTGGCCTACCCGCTCTGACTACTCTGTTGGCGAGAATCAAGCTCTAACCCTTACAGCGGTTTACCGTTCTATCCAGATCATCGCAACACCAATCTCTAAGATGCCGTTGAACTCTTACAGGTATGCGACTGGCATTGAGGTTCCTATTGAGAACCCTGTTCTAGTAAACAAACCAAACTACTTGGACACCAGACGTAATTTCCTATTTGAGACTGTGGTTTCCCTGGCACTTGACGGTAACGCATTCTGGTTGAAGTCTTACGGCTCTAACGGTCAAGTAAATAACCTAACCTTGGTTCCATCTAACGCTGTGACTATCAGAACTGACACTGACGGCAAGGTTTACTACGACTATCAGCTGACTAACTCGACTACTGTTCAGACAACTACAACTGACATTCAGCATCTAAAGTTATTCCCTAGAGCAGGGTATCTCCGTTCACTTGGTCCTATTGACGCTTGCAACAAAGACATTTCAGCAGCTCTTGACCTCCGTAACTATGCAGCTAACTGGTTTGGTCAGGCAGGTATTCCGACCGGTATCCTCAAGAGCGATAAGCCTATCTCTAGCGAGGACGCTAACGAGATTACTGAGAGATGGCATGCCAAGCAGTCTGAGCGTAAAGTCGCGGTTTTAGGTCAGGGCTTTGAGTGGCAGACTGTCCAGTTGAACCCTAAAGATGCGATGTTCACTGATGTTCAGATTCAGCAGGTTCAGGCTATTGCCAGACTATTCGGTGTTCCGGCAAGATTGCTCCTAACTGGTGTTGATGGATCTAGTGACACTTACTCGAATCTGCAAGACGAATCTCAGACATTCTACCGTCACACCATCATGGCTTACACCGATGCAATCTCAGATGCTCTAACTGAGTGTCTGCCTAGAGGCACTAGGACTGAGTTCAATTTCGAGGGTCTGTTCAAAGCAGACATGGCTAATCGTTTCGCAATGTGGGAGACCGCAATTCGTGCTGGTTTCATGACCACAGAGGAAGTAAGAATCAAGGAGGGTCTAGCATGACCGAATTAGAGACAAGAAGTTTCGAGGTAAGACTTGAGGCTGACACTAGAGAAGTAGTTGGCATAGCTGTGCCGTATGGTCAGGTCGCTGACATTGGCAGTTACCAGGAGAAGTTCGCTCCAGGTGCTATCCGTTCAGTTGAGGATGTCAAACTGTTTTGGCAACACTCAGAACCAATCGGCAAGATTCTTGAGGGTAGAGACACCGAGGCAGGGTTCGAAATCCGTGCCATGATCAGTGACACTTTTAGAGGTCAAGAGGCTTACACGCTCCTCAAAGATGGTGTTATCAACAAGTTCTCAGTTGGCTTCATGCCACTAGAACAGACTAGAGAGGGTTCTCTAGTAACCAGAACTTTAGTGGATCTCAAAGAGGTCTCACTAGTTAGTTTTCCCGCATTCCAAGGTGCTAATGTCGCTGAGGTTCGTGAGGAATCAACCGTTGCCGAGGTGGTAGCGGATTCAATCCGAACAAAGGAAACCAACATGTCTGAAAACATGGAATTGGATGTCCGTGCTGTTCAAGACGAAGTGGCTGAAATCCGCAGAGAACTTGAATTGGTAAAGACTCCAGCAATCAGCGTTTCAACCGAGGGCAAGTTCCGCTCTCAGGGTGAATACGCAAAGGCACTTGTATCAGGTGACAGCGATGCTGTTGAACTGTTCCGTGCAGCTACATCAGCAGACGTTGCTCTACGTCCTGCATTCGTAGGCTTTGTAAACAGCCTAATCAACTCAGGTCGTCCAACTCTTGCTGCATTCAGCACTAGTGCTCTACCTGCAACTGGTCTAAGCGTGGAATACGCAAAGATCAACACCAACACCATTGCTGTCGGCAAGCAATCAACTGAGAACACTGCACTATCTAATGGTGACATTGCTCTAAGCACTGTTTCAGTTTCAGTTAACACTTACGGTGGTTACGTCAAGTTGTCAAAGCAAGCAGTTGAGCGTTCAACCGTGAACTACCTAGACGTAGCATTCCAGGCAATGTCTTTGGCTTACGCCAAGAAAATGAACACTGAGTTTGTTGCTGTTCTTGCAGCTCTAACTTGGACTGGTAAGACCTACGACATCTCAGCTCTAACTGCAGCTGCAGTTGCTGGTGGTATCGCTGATGGTTCTGCTTACATCTACACAAACACAGGTCTATCACCTGAGTTCATCGTTGCTGGTGTAACTGCTTACAAGCGTCTAGTTGGTATCGTGGACACTGCTGGTCGTCCAGTAGTTCTACAGGATGGTGCTGGAGTTAACAACATTGGTTCTGCTGACATTGCTGGACTTCGTGGTTCAGTACATGGCTTGCCAATCATCGTAGACCCTGCTCTAGATGCTAAGACCGCTTACATGGCGAACTCTCTAGCATTGACTACTTACGAGTCAGCTGGTGCACCTGTTCGTCTATCAACTGCGGATGTTACAACTCTTAGCGACTTCTACTCTGTTTACGGTTATGCAGCTTTCGCTGTGCCGTTTGAGGGTGCAATCGTCAAGTTGAACACTGGAGCCTAATAACTCATGGCAGTAACGGTGGAGCAGTTTAGATCGTATGTTGGGACTAAAGAGGTCTCTACATTCGTGGACGCATGTTTAGCATCTGCTAATCAGATGGTCGCCAAGTTCGTGGGTTCATCCCGTGTGCCAGGTGATGTTCTAGATTCAGCGGTGTTGTCATGTGCATCTGAACTGTTCCACCGTCGCTCCGCTCCAAATGGTGTCGCTCAGTTCGCTGACCTTGGGACTACTGTTCGCATTGCGAAAGACCCGATGAATGCAGCTCGAGAGATGCTTCTACCGTTTACAGGACCCGGACTGTGACCAATGAGATAACTGCCTCAAAGGCGGAACTGGCACTGGACTTGCAGAATGCAGGTCTTGATGTTTTGGACTATGTTCCAGAGCGTATTGTTCCACCTATTGTGATTATGTCTCCAAGTTCACCGTATCTGGCCATTGAAACAGTAGGACATGAATACCGACTAAGTTTGACCCTCACTATGGTTGCTATGACTGCAACTAATGAGGAGGCAACTGAGGCTCTTGATGGTCTTATTGCTCAAACTGTTTCGGCTATTGCTTCACTAGGTTATGCAGTTCTCAAATCTGTCAATCCTCCATATAGGATGATGGCAAATAACGCTGAGTATCTTGCAGCTGATCTAACACTCGACTTATCCATAACACTCTAAATTAGGAGAATCCGATGGCAACATCAACCAGAATCAAAGCAACAAACATCTCATTCAAAATCGGTGCAACCGATTACTCATGCGATGCAAACCTAGTCGAACTAACATTGAATGACGCTCCTGGTGGAGTTCAAGTTTTTTGTGATGTTCGTCCAGACGGAGAGTGGAAACTTCAGCTTGACGGTGTAACCTCAGGCGATGCAGCTTCTCTTTACAGAATCCTATGGGCTAACTTCGGAACTGAAGTTGCATTCACTATTGCACCGAACGGTAACGCTACTGCAAGTGCTTCACAGCCTCACTACACAGGAACAGTAATCTTTGACCAACTGCCTCCTCTAAGCCTAAACAGCGGTGACATCGTGAAGTTCTCAGTGACACTAACTGTAAAGAACGCTGTTCACACTCCAAGTGCTACTCCACCGGTATATTACGGTGTCACACTAAAGACCACAGCTTAGTCTCTAAAATGACTAACCTTGCAAAAGGTTCAGGGGTCTCTGTTGAGGGTCTCGGAGTTACGATCAAGGCAATGAAAGAACTCGGTGCGAGCCGAGAGGTTCTAACTGAACCTGGTTATCAAGCCTCTCTTATTTTGATTGCAGCTGCGAGACCTCTCATCCCTGTTAAGACTGGAACGCTTGCCTCGACTGCTCGTCCTAAGAGGACACAGTATGGTGCGAGTGTTATGGCTGGTGGTGCTAAGGCTCCATATGCGAACCCTATTCACTGGGGTTGGGCTGTGGTATCTACGTCTCACCGTGGATCTCTAAAGCCTGGCACTTACCGAGGTATCAAACCGCAACCATTCTTTACTGATGCTCTAGGTTATACTCAGGATGAGATTCTTGAAAACTACGAGAGGCTCATGAGAAAAGCAATCGACAATCTACCAGGAGATAAATAATGACCACCCAGCAATTTGACTTCGAATCATTGACCCTCGATGAGGTTGAGCAGATTGAACTTATTACAGGTTCATCTATCGACCAACTACTCGATGCAGGTCAGGCTAAAGGTAAGGCTCTGAAAGCCATTATTTTTATTATGCAAAAAAGAAAAGACCCATCATTCACCATTGAACAGGCTGGCAAAATTCCTCTAGCTGAGGCTAACAAAATGTTTACAGGTGAATCCGACCCAAAAGAGTAATTGCCGAGCAACAGGCGGAAAGGTTAGCGTTCATGATTGTTCATGCAGGGATGTCTCTGAGTGAAGTCAAAGCGTTGACCCTCCGTGAGTTCAGAGCGATAACTGATGCATTGAAAGAGAAACAGTAATGGCTCAGAATCTAGTCGTCAATTTTATTGGTAACAATAAACTTTCTAAGACAACATCAGTAATCTCTAATGACCTGAAAAAGTTTCAAAAGACCACAGACAGTGTTGGCAAGTCTCTAACTAAAGCGTTTGGTGCTGTTGGTCTTGGTGTTGGCATTTATGCTTTGGCTAATGGATTGAAACAGGCTACTAAAGCTGCATCCGATGATCGTAAGTCTCAGGCTTTGTTGGCTTTGGCTTTGCAGAATACTGTCGGAGCAACATCTCAGGCTATTGCTGGTGCAGAGCAATACATCAAGAAAACTCAGTTATCCTCAGCTGTGCTGGATGATGAACTTAGACCTGCTCTTGCTAAGGCTGTTGGAGCGACTGGTGACCTCGCTAAGGGTCAAAGAATCCTAGATATTGCTCTGGACATTAGTGCTCAAACTGGTGCCGGTCTTGAACAGACAACTAAGGCTTTATCTCTTGCCTATAACGGCAATACTGCAAGCCTAAAGAAACTTGTGCCTGGTCTAAAGATAACTAAAGATGTTATTGCTGATGTTGAAAAGCGTTTTCAAGGTGCCTCTGAGACAGCTGCGAACTTAGATCCATACAAGCGTTTAGAAGTTATTTTTGCTGACTTGCAGGAAACTGTTGGAATGGCTCTACTGCCAGCGTTGGATGAGTTTAGTAAGTATTTGGCAAGTCCTGAGGGTCAGGCTAATCTTCAGCAGATTGTTACTTTGTTTGTGTCTATCGGTCACGCTATTACTGATGCAACTAAGTTCCTAATCGCCAACATGGGTGCTATCAAAGCCATCATTGCTACTCTGGTATTCCTGAGGGTTGGTTGGGCACTCTCAACTACTGCCGTCAAACTTTACATGCTGGCAACTAATAACGCTGTCAAGGCTACAAAGTTCCTTAGGGTTGCTTTACTCTCCACTGGAATCGGTGCCGTCATTCTAGGTGTTGGTTTACTTGCAGAACAGTGGATGACCGCTACTGACGCTAAAGAGGACTACTACTATGTCCAGCCGACTAACGTAAACTCTGGTGAGTTCGACTACACTCAGGTGACATTCCCTGGACAGATTCCTGAATCCTCTGACGCTTGGAGACGCTTAGGTTTCGAGATGTATGGAGCGTATGTCCAATCTCTTGCTGATGCAGCTGCTAAAGATAAAAAGAAAAAAGCCATCATTGCTGAGGATTCTAAGAAACTTCGTGATGCCATGAACAAAGAGATGGAAAAGATGAAGTCCACAGCTGAGAAGTTCCGTGACGCTGTTGGTATTGCATTCGGTGCTAGAGGTCAGGATGAAAACACTATTTTTAACGTGGACTTCCTGCTAAACAAGTTGAGACGTATCTCTCAGGCAGCTAAGGGTTTCGCTCAGAACATCGCCAAAATCAACAAGTTGCCAGGGGGACAGGCTGTATCAGATCAGTTGATTGCTATGGGTCCTGCAGCTGGAAACATTGCAGCTAAAGCGTTGCTGGCATCTCCTACTAAACTTGCTGAAATTGTTGGCTTGCAGGGAAGTCTTTACACCACTGGTGCTCAGGCTCAGGCTCAACAGTTGGTCGCTGGGAATGCTAGTTATGAAATCAACATCAACAAAGCTGTGGTGAGTGCCTCAGATATCATCCGTGAAATCAGAATCTTTGAAAAGAAAACAGGTCGAAAGTATCTGGTTGGCTAATGACCTTTGACATAAAGACTGACATCAGTATTCAGTATGAATACGCTGAGGATTCTTGGACTGAGTTGCATTGCGAGACGTTTGAGATTGACATTGACCGAGGCATTGACATTGAGGATGGTGTTTTTGCTCGACCTAGTGTTGGCATGGCAACTGTTCGTCTAATGAAATCTAGTCTCGCTGATCTAGTTGGCACACCTCAATATAAATCGAACATGCCAATCAAGATTGACGCATCAGGTTACATTTTGTTTTATGGCTACATCCAGAATGTTTCAATGGCTTATGTTGCTACAACTAAAAAACTCGAAGTAGTCATTACTGCCTATGACCAGACCAGAATCGCTTTGAACACTCGTCTGTCATCATTCAGCATTACCGGAACAGCTTCTGCTAAATCATTCAGAACTGTAATGACTAATCTTGCTAACGCTATTAGGGCAGTGGATACCAGAGTGGCTTGGAATCAGGTTGGAAGTGGTGGAAGTTCTACAGCTGCGAATGACTATTTCGAGGTGGATGTTATTTCGGGTGACGTTCTAAACATGTTGCTCGATGCGGAACTTGGCTGGTTCTGGGCTAACAATAACTTTGGATGTTACTGGAAAACCCGTGCAGACATCAACACCGCTCAGGGAACTACCTGGAGCAGTAGCAACCCTACGGTCTCTAATGTTCACAGCTCTAGTGCAGATCACTATTGCATGGATGCCATTGACTACTCTTACAACTCAGATGACATCACTAACGTGGTAAAGGTAACTGAGACTGGTTCACTATCAACTGCGACATCTACTAACTCAACTTCTGTAACTAACTATGGTCGTCAGGCACAAGACTTTGAAGTGAACTTCTGGAACACCTCTGGTCTAGGAACTCTTGGTGCATGGGCATCACAAGTCTCTGCAGCTGCGAACCCTCGCTCAGTAAAGTCAGTATCAGTTCCAGCAGTTAGGCGTGACGGCACTCTCAGCACAATCTTGGACAAAGACATCTGCTACCCGATGCAGGTCGAGTTCTCTGCTGGAGGCACCACACTTCAGGAAATCTACCTAATCAGTCGTATCGGGCATACTATTACCTCAGAACATTGGGAAGTAAATTTAGGTCTGTGGAGGGGTATCTAATGCCTGAGAACTTTTGGCTAATCCTCTCTGGGCTCGCTGGCGGTGCAACTATTCCTAGCGTGTTCAAGTATCTGTCTAACCGTAGAGGTCAATCCATTAGCGTGGAGGAGCGTCTTAGGAAAGAGATGTTTGAGCAGTTGGATAAACTAAAAGCTGAAATTGACGCTCTTAAATTAGACTTGGATCATTGGCGAGACAAATACCTTACATTGCATAAGGAACATGTCAAACTAAAGGCAGAGTTCGACAAACTAACAAAGGATAAGTAAATGGCAAAAGATAAAGAGACCGCTCCAGTAATCACAACTTGGATTCCAGCACCTCACGACCACAGCACACCTGCTGAGGTTGTAGTTGAGGCTCCAGTAGTTGAGGAACCTGTAAGTGAGTGAAACTTACACCGTAACTGACGGCCAGTTCGACTTGCAGATTCTTGCAGGTTCAACGTTTCCTAGCGTTGCTGGTGACTGTTCGTTCTACCCTACTGACGCTGATGATGTCGCATTCTCGCTAACTGGTTGGACTGCTAAATTGCAGATTCGAGAGAATCCATCCACAGCTGCAATCATTGACATCGTCCCTACCGTGAACACCTCAGATAACTCTGTGCGATTCTCACTAACACCAACTCAGACATCACTCCTAACTAAGACTGATTACGTCTGGGCTTTAGAGCTCACTCAAACATCTACCGGAAAGGTGCTGACACTTGCTAGAGGGCAGGTTGAAGTAACTCCAGAAATAGTCAAATGATCGTAACTGTTGTCATTCCAAGCAACCCTGTTGTCAAGGTTGTAGTCCCTGATTC